CAAAGGCGGAAACGCCATAAAGGAGAACACGCAAAATGAAAAATCAAACATTCGGAATCGAAATCGAACTCACAGGCATCACGAGAAAAGATGCGGCAAAGGTAATCGCAGATTACTACGGAACGACAGCCTACTACGCAGGTAGCATATACGAAACCTACGAAGCAACCGACAGGCAAGGACGCAAATGGAAAGCGATGAGCGACTCAAGCATACGCGAAGAGAGAAAGAACGGACTACCCGCAAACAGCGATTACAGATGCGAGATCGTAACGCCAGTGTGCAAATGGGAAGACATCGAAGACATCCAAGAGATAGTAAGGCAACTTCGCCACAAGGGAGCGATAGCCAACAGCAGCTGTGGAATACACGTTCATGTCGGACCAGAGAACCACACCGCAAAGACCTTACGCAACCTGGTCAACATAATGACAAGCAAAGAAGACATACTGTTCAAGGCGATAGGGGTAACGGCGGACAGAGAAAACACCTGGTGCAAGAAAACGGAAAAGAGATTTGTAGACGAGATGAATCGCACTAAGCCGACCACGAAGACAACGGTAGAAAGATTACGGTACAACGGCTCAAGCCACAGAGGAACCCACTACGACAGCAGTAGATACCGCGCCCTCAACCTACACAGCCTATGGCAAGGAAAGGGAATAGAGTTCAGATGCTTTAACGGTACGACCCACGCAGGCAAGATTAAGACCTACATACAATTATGCCTAGCAATCAGCCACCAAGCCCTAACGCAAAACGGGGCAAGCGCAAGGAAGACGGTAACGGCGAATGAAAAATACACCTTTAGAACATGGCTCTTAAGACTAGGAATGATAGGCGATGAGTTCGAAACGGCTAGAAAGTTTTTACTCGAAAACTTAAGCGGAGACATAGCGTTCAAAAACGGAAGACCTGGGGTAGCGGCCTAACCGCTCCCTAGAAAATGGAGGATAAATAAATGGAAAACAAACTTTATGTAGCATACGGTAGCAACCTAAACCTTACGCAAATGGCAAGACGGTGTCCTACGGCAAAGGTCGTAGGCATAGGCAAACTCAAAGGCTATCAACTGACATTCCGAAGGGTAGCAACAATAGAACAAGTCAAGGATGCGGAGACGCCCGTCGGAATATGGGAGATAACACCGAAAGACGAGTTGGCACTCGATAGGTACGAAGGCTATCCACACTTATACCGCAAGGAAATGGTAACGGTGGAAATGAAAGACGGAGCAGTCGAAGCTATGGTGTACATTATGAATAGCGGCAAACCAAGCATGCCATACCAAGAGTATTATGACACAATACTCAAAGGATACGAGGATGTAGGACTTGATACGAAATACCTACAAGCGGCTCTCGATGACACCAAAAAAAGAATGAGAGCGAAATAAAAAATAAACAAGTGCGTGTTCAAAGGGAGAGCTTCGGCTCTCCTTTTATTATTGGCAAATGGAGGTAGGAATGGCATACAACAAACAACTTGCCGACCGCGCCGTTGCCTTTATTAACTCGCTCAAGCACACCAAAGGTACGTGGCACGGAGTACCATTCGAGTTGTTGCCGTGGCAGGACAAAATCATAAGAGATATATTCGGCACGGTAAAGGACAACGGATATAGGCAGTACAATACCGCTTACGTAGAGATACCAAAGAAGCAAGGTAAGAGCGAGATAGCGGCGGCAATAGCTCTCTATCTTTTAGCGGGAGATAGAGAGTGGGGAGCGGAAGTCTACGGCTGCGCCGCCGACCGACAGCAAGCAAGTATCGTGTTCGACGTGGCTTGTAATATGGTAGAACAATGTCCCGCCTTAAAGAAAAGAATCAAGCCGATAATGAGCCAAAAACGACTCGTGTACTTACCACTTAATTCGTTTTATCAAGTGTTGTCGGCGGAGAGTTATACCAAGCACGGACTCAACGTTCACGGCGTGGTATTCGACGAACTCCATGCACAGCCGAACCGCGCATTGTATGACGTTATGACGCACGGTAGCGGCGACGCTCGAAAACAACCATTGTTCTTTTTGATTACTACAGCGGGTACTGATCGCAACTCTATATGTTGGGAGATACACCAAAAAGCAAAGGACATAATCGAAGAACGAAAGCACGACAGGACATTCTATCCCGTCATTTACGGTGCGGACGAAGACGACGATTGGGGCGACGAAAAGGTTTGGGCAAAAGCAAATCCGTCGCTCGGAATCACAGTGGATATTGATAGGATACGAACCGCATACGAGTCGGCGAAAGAGAACCCGGCAGAGGAAAACCTTTTTCGCCAACTGCGACTTAATCAATGGGTAAAGCAGAGCGTTCGTTGGATGCCTATGGATGCTTGGGATAAGTGCGCTTTCGAAGCGGATGCGGAGAAGCTCATAGGACGAGAGTGCTACGGTGGTTTGGACTTGTCGAGCAGTACCGACATCACGGCATTCGTACTCGTATTTCCGCCGCTTAACGAAGACGATAAATATATCGTGTTGCCGTTCTTTTGGATACCCGAAGACACCATTGACTTGCGTGTACGGCGCGACCACGTCCCCTATGACGTATGGCAAGCGAAAGGGCAAGTCATAACCACCGAGGGCAATGTTATCCATTATGGTTATATCGAAAACTTTATTGAAGAACTCGGTACGAAATACCACATAAAAGAGATAGCATTCGATAGATGGGGAGCAGTTCAAATGACGCAAAATCTTGAAGGCATGGGGTTCACCGTTGTTCCTTTCGGGCAAGGGTTCAAAGATATGAGTCCACCGACCAAAGAGCTAATGAAACTTGTACTTGAACAAAAGATAGCGCACGGTGGCAACGTGCCGCTTCGTTGGATGATGGATAACGTGTTCGTCCGAACCGATCCTGCCGGGAATGTAAAAATGGATAAGGAAAAATCCACCGAGCGAATCGACGGAGCGGTGGCGCTTGTTATGGCGTTAGACCGTGCAATTCGCAATCAGGGAACGGTTTCCGAAAGCGTATATAACGACCGTGGAATTATAGTCATTTAAGGCGGAAAAACTATTGAAAAATATCTAAAAAAGTTGTGTGTTTCTGCGCGTTTTCACTGGGCTCTTTGGCGGAATTACGGTATGTTTGTAGTACAAAACAAAGCAAGGGCTACCCACCCGAAGGAGTAAAAAATGGCAACAAAAAGTATAGTAAAAGGCGAAGTAACAAGTGCAAAAGGATTTTATGTGGGCGACGTATGCTACCAGATGACCGACGAAGACTACGAGGCGGACTGGAGCAACGATTTTAACGACTTCGAAGGCGTACACGAAATCCACGGACACACATTCGCAATTGGCGGAACGAAATACGGCGACGGCGAATACTACGACCAACACGGCAACAGATATGGTGTGGACGCAGGCGACATCGGAATCCTGCCATACGAGCTGTGCAAGGATAAAGACATAAGGGTAATCGAAAGGCTCGGAAAATTTATCGAAGCAAAGCACGCAAAGTTTACGGCGGAAGACGGAGTCATAGAGATCGAGTTCGATAACGGCGAGTACATATATATCGACACGGACGACTGCGTGGACGAAGAAGACGAAGAGTACGACGAAGAATACGATGACGATTATGATGATTGACAACAAATAAAACGAAGACCGCACAGCGATGTGCGGTTTTATCTTTGTAAAGGAGAATAGAATGCAGATAGAAAAGAGAGCGGTGGCTGATTTGAAAGCCGCAGATTATAATCCCCGTAAAGACTTACAGCCCGGCGATGCAGAATACGAAAAGCTCAAACGCAGTATCCAAGAATTCGGCTACGTTGAACCCGTTATATGGAATAAGCGGACGGGCGTGGTAGTCGGCGGGCATCAGCGGTTAAAAGTGATGAAAGACCTCGGCTATACCGAGGTGGATTGTGTGGTAGTAGACTTGGACGAAGCAAAAGAAAAGGCGCTCAATATCGCTCTGAACAAAATCAGCGGCGAGTGGGATAATGACCTTTTGGCAAGCCTTTTGAAAGACTTGGACGGAAGAGGATACGATATTACGATAACGGGTTTCGACCTTGCCGAAGCGCAGGAACTGTTCGGCAGCGGCAGTATGGAGAACGTTCACGAAGACGACTTTGACGCCGAATCTGCACTCAACGAAACGACCGAGCCAAAGACCAAATCGGGCGATTTGTGGCTTTTAGGACAGCATAGGCTGCTGTGCGGCGACTGCACCCAGAGCGACGACGTGAGCCGAGTATTGGACGGAAAACAAGCGGATATTATGGTAACCGATCCGCCGTACAATGTTGACTATGGCTCCACGGTAGCGGGTAAAAACAAGTCGAAGACGAGAGACGGGAGTACCATTGCTAACGACAACCTTTCGGACGACGAGTTCTATCAATTTTTATTGGCGTTTTATAAGGCGGCGGAAAAGGTGCTGAAAAAAGGCGCGCCGATTTATGTTTTTCACAGCACAAAGGAAACAGTCAATTTTACGAAAGCGATGACCGACGCGGGGTTCAAATACTCGCAAACGCTGATATGGCTGAAGAACCATTTCACGCTTGGACGCCAAGATTATCAATGGCGGCATGAGCCGATACTCTACGGATGGAAAGAAGGCGCAGGGCATTATTTCATTGACGACCGCACGCTTGATACTGTGTTCGAAATCGTTGCGGAGAATCTGCGAAAAATGAATAAAGCCGAGCTCGTGGAGTTGGTGGAAAAAATCCTCGGACTGCCGAATACGGTCATTGAAGACAATAAGCCGAGCAAGTCTCCTGACCACCCGACGATGAAGCCGATAACTTTATGTGCGAAATTAATCTATAACAGCAGCCACGAAGGGGACACAGTCTATGAACCGTTCGGCGGAAGCGGCTCCACACTTATAGCATCTGAGCAATTGAATCGCAAGTGCAGAGTTATTGAACTTGAACCTAAATATTGTGATGTTATAGTACGAAGATATCAAGAGTTATGCCCAGAATCTGAAATTAAACATATAAGAAACGGCTGTGAAATTTATGATTAAAAATGTGTTTTTCTACGCAAATTCACTGGGCTCTTTGGGATAATTACGGTATTGTTGTAGTAGAAAACAAAGAGAGCGAAACGCTCAAAGGAGACATAAGATGATAAAAAACAAAGACATATTTAGGACGCTAAAAGATTATAGCTACGGATATCACAGCAATGCAACATCAGAGGAAAATAAAGCCTACGATGAAAAAGTTAAGGCTCTTAAAATAAGGATACTCGCAGATGTAGAACATGCACCTGAGATAATAGCAGAAGAGTTTGCGGTGCATGAAGCAAAAAAGTATAGGGCTCAAATGCAAGGCAAATATGCGACGCTGAAATGCACAGCAGAATGGAAAGCAATCGATAATGTATGCATGGCATTAATAGATACGAAACCATTAAAAGAGGGTGAATAAAATGGTTGAGTTTAAAAAGGGCGAT